AAGAAGCGTAAATAGGCTACTTATAGAAGTAGCGATAGCGACCGGAATCCCGATGAGCGAATGGACGGACATCAACGAGGTTCTCACGGCAATCGAGATATTGAAGGAGCGCAAAGGTGGCAAATGAACCCATCACATACGACAAGCGCGAACTTCGCTCGATTATTGGCGCGTTCAAAGCGATGGATGATGAGGCGGTCGATGCGGCTAAACGCGAGTCGTCAGCCTTGGCAACCTACGCGGCCAACGAAATCAAAGCCTATTCACTTTCGCGCCGCTTCGGTCAATCGGCAGTCAGCCGAATCGTTCAAGGCGTTAGGGTTAGCAAATCGAGCAAGATTGGCGAACTCAGTTATGGCTTCGCATCTCAACGTTTATCTGGTGGAGGATCGACTCGGGACATCTGGGCTGGTTATGAGTTCGGGTCTAATCGTTACGCACAGTTCCCAAACCGCACACCGCGCCGAGGCCGAGGCAATTCTGGCTACTTCATTTACCCCGCCCTTCGCAAGATTCAGCCTCAATTGATTCGCCAATGGGAAGAAGCGTTGAGCAAGATTATGAAAGAGTGGAGTAAGTAATGGCCGGAAGTAGAACGCTCAAGCTCTCGATTCTTGCCGACGTTGATGACCTCAAGAAGAATCTCAAGACTGGCGAAAAGGAAGTAGAGGGCTTCGGCGGTAAGTTAGAGAAGTTCTCCAAGGTAGCCGCCGCCGCTTTCGCGGCCGCCGCCGCGGCCGCCGCAGCATACGCTGGCAAGTTGGCCATTGAAGGCGTCAAGGCCGCCATCGAAGACGAAGCCGCCCAGAAGCGTTTAGCCCTAGCGTTGCAGAACGTAACTGAGGCGACGGATGACCAAATTACCGCAGTAGAAAAGCAAATCCTCAAGACTTCCCTTGCGACTGGCGTAGCCGACGACAAACTCCGCCCAGCCCTTCAGCGTTTAGCAGTTGCCACAGGATCAGTCGAGAAGTCTCAAGAGTTACTCAATATTGCGTTAGACGTTTCAGCCGCTACTGGTAAAGACGTTGAGACAGTTTCAAACGCATTAGGTAAAGCATACGAAGGAAATAACGGAGCTCTCACTCGTTTAGGTATTGGTCTATCTGCCGCTGAGATAAAGATCTTGGCTTGGAAGGTAGCATCAAACAACTTTCAGACACTTTCGGCGGAGCCGCCGCAACTCAAGCCGAAACTTTTGAAGGTCGAATCGCAAGACTGCAAGTGGCTTTTGATGAAACAAAAGAAACAGTTGGTACCTTTTTGTTGCCAATTATTGATAAATTATTGAAATTTATTACCGATACCGCAATTCCAAAATTTCAAGAATTGAAATCAACCGCTGTTGATCCGATTGTCAAAGCTTTCAAAAATAACGAAGACGCTTTGCGAGATTTATGGGCTTTCGCTAAAGATTATTTGATTCCATTATTCAATGGCGCATTGATAAACGCAGTCAAAGGTGTCGCCACCGCAGTCTCGGGAATCATAAACGTCGTTGGCACAGTCGTTACAAGCATAAAAAATCTTGTCAATGATGCAATCAACGCAATCAATCGAGTCATTCGCGCTTACAATTCAATCCCAACCCTGCCAAATATTGCAACAATTCCCAACATTGGAACTGGAAGCGCAGGAACTGGAAGCAATACAGTCGCTCCGGGTGGGTTGCCATTTGGCGGAACAGCTAGTGGAAGCGGAAGTGGTAGCGGTTCAGGTACAAGTGGTGGAGGTTCATCAGGTTCAATACCACCAATTTCAGTCCCACCAGTTGCGGGAGGCACAGGCACAGGATCAGGAACAGCAACTTCTGGTTCAGCAACTTCTGGAGCTCCAGTATTTAGCATCCCCGGAATCACAAACCCAACGCAATTCGTCCGCGACTTCCTTGGCTTTACTCAGACAGGCACAGGAGCCTTGGGCGGTCGAGGCGACCTACGCCCCGACGACGGCGGAGGAGTCACTATTATCGTTCAAGCCCCAAGCGTCATCGATGAAGAAGGATTTAGCCGAGCGGTCGTCGATGCTCTCAATCAAGCCACTAACCGAGGCACGGGCGGCGGAGGCGGTCTAAGAGATACCGCTCAGGTTCTATGACCGCTTGGACTCCTGAATGGCGAATCAAGAGCAACGGCAACGACGTTACTTCAGTAACCCTTGCCAATCTCGCCATCACTTCAGGCCGACTTGACGTCAATTCGCCAACCCCTGCGGGATATTGCGAACTTCAACTTATCAACACAGATAATACAATTTATAACTTCACAGTAAATACGGCCATCTCTATCGAAGTCAAAGATACATCTGGCAATTTTGTTACAATCTTCGGCGGTCGTATTTCTGATCTTCGCCAAGTCGTTCGCACCGCTGGGAATAAGTCGGCAGTCACGACAATCAACATCACCGCCATCGGCCCACTCAGCCGCCTTCAAAGAGCTATATTCGACGGCAACTTAGCCGAGGGATTAGACGGCGCACAGATTCAAGACCTACTCGATGATTTGCTTCTCAATAGCTGGAATGAAGTCCCAGCGGCGGAAAGTTGGAACACCTACAATCCGACTGAGACTTGGGCCAATGCGTCAAACATTGGACTTGGTGAAATTGATACCGGCGAATATACGATGGTGAGCCGACAGATCGAGGATCAAGTTATCTCAGTCGTTGCCAATCAAATCGCCTCATCAGCCCTTGGATATTTATATGAGGACGCGACTGGACTCATCGGCTACGCCGACGCCAGCCACCGACAGGATTACCTAGTAGCCAATGGATATACCGACCTAGACGCTAGCCACGCCCTTGGCGCGGGTATTGGTATCATTCAACGTCAGGGCGACTTAGCCAATAAAATCGTCATCGATTATGGTAATAACTTCAACAGCCAATACACCGCCCAAGACGCCGCATCTCAAGCGACTTATGGTCTTTATGCCGAGCAATTCTCAAGCTACGTCAAGAACGCGTCAGACGTCGAGGATATGGCCGACAGACTAATTCAGCTTCGCGCTTATCCTCGTTACCAGTTCCGTTCAATCACCTTCCCGCTTCAATCCCCTGAAATCGATGATGCAGACCGAGACGCATTACTCAACGTTTTTATGGGTCAGCCAGTCCGCATCACTAACCTTCCGCCTCAAATGCTAGGCGGCGAATTCACCGGATACGTTGAAGGCTGGACGTTTAGAGCGTCGGTCTCGGGGCTATCAATTACCCTCAACGCAACACCCACAGAATTTTCAGCAGTAGCGCAACGATGGGATCAAGTCTCAGGCGCGGAAAGCTGGAATAGCATCCTCAGTACGCTAGAATGGCAAGACGCGATAGGAGTCATCAGCTAATGGCAACAACAACGAACTTCGGTTGGGAAACGCCCGACGATACCGATTTGGTCAAAGATGGGGCTCTCGCGATGCGAACCCTTGGAAATGCCATCGATACGTCGTTGGTCGATCTCAAGGGCGGCACAACCGGCCAAGTGTTATCGAAGACCAGCAATACCGATATGGACTTCACTTGGGTCACAAGCGATGACGCTAATGCGATTCAAAACACAATCGTCGATGCCAAGGGCGATCTCATTACCGCTACTGGCTCAGACGTTCCAGCTCGCCTCGCAGTAGGCAACAACGGTGACACACTTCTGGCAGATAGTTCCACTAGCACAGGCTTGCGCTATCAAACTGGTTACAACGCCAATGCCATCATCAATGGTGGCTTTGATATTTGGCAACGAGGAACATCCTTCACCGCTAACTCTGGATACACGGGAGACCGCTGGTATAAGTCAGGTGTGGCAGGTCGTACCTATAGCCGACAGACAACAAGCGACACCACAAACTTACCTACGATTCAGTATTGCCTCAGAGCGTCTCGCGATTCTGGTAATACCGCAACAGACAACATTGTGCTTTCGTCATCTTTGGAATCCACCGATGCCCAAAAGTTCGTAGGTCAAACTGTTACCTTGTCTTTCTATGCTCGCAAGGGTGCTAACTTTTCACCAACCTCATCAAATATCATCGCTCGTTTATATTCAGGTACAGGCACCGACCAGAATGTGGAAGTTTCATATACAGGTTCGTCAGCAGTCATCAACCAATCGGCAGTCTTGACAACCACTTGGCAGCGTTTCCAATACACCGCAACAGTCGGGACAACA